GGCAGCACTGCCAGAAGCAGAAGTTTAACGATATTGCCAGACTGCATCAAATGATGTAGTCTGGCCTACAACCGTACTGATGCGGCTCATCAGGAACTCTTTAAGGGTTAAACATGGACGATAATGTCTTTACCGAAGCGGATGCCTCCGCGCCAGAACTCGAAGCCACGGCAGCAATCGAGCCTGTAGAAAACACGACGCCGGAAGAGCAGTTTGCTGAACAGGAAGCACCCAAGACTTTTTCACAAGAAGACTTGGACGCCATCGTAGGCAAACGACTCGCAAGAGAGCAGCGTAAATGGGAACGCGAACAGGCTCAAAGAGCAGAGGAAATGCAGGCCCGGCAGCAGCCGATCCACGACATAACCCCTGAACAATTTGAGACTTACGAGGATTACGCAGAGGTTTTGGCCGAACGTAAAGCCGAAGAACTGCTGGCACGCCGTGAAAGGGACAGCCAGCAACGTGCAATGCTAGAGTCTTATCACGAACGTGAAGAGGCAGCGCGGGACAAGTATGATGACTTTGAACAAGTCGCATACAACCCCAACCTTCCGATCACCGACGCGATGGCGATGGCAATACAAGCATCCGACGTTGGCCCCGACGTGATTTATCACTTAGGTGTCAACACTAAAGATGCCCAGCGTATTTCGCGTCTAGACCCCATTTTGCAAGCTAGGGAAATTGGTATGATCGAGGCGCGGCTTTCAGCCGAACCTACGTTCAAAAAAACCTCCAACGCCCCGGCACCTATTGCACCTGTCAACGCCCGCACCGCTGGTGCGCCAACATTTGATACGACAGACCCACGGGCCGTAAAGTCCATGAGTACGTCAGATTGGATTGAGGCAGAAAGGCTACGGCAGATCAAGAAGTACGAGGCACAACGCAACCGATAATTTAGGATTATTTCCATGAGTAACTCGATTTTAACCATCGACATGATCACGCGTAAGGCGCTTGAGATTCTCGAAAACAACTTGGTTCTTACCCGTAACGTAAACCGTCAGTACGATGACAGCTTTGCTGTTGAAGGTGCTAAAATTGGTTCAACCCTGCGTATCCGTCTTCCAGACCGCGCACTTGTAACTGATGGCGCAGCCCTTCAGGTACAGGATGACAACGAGCAGTTCACAACTCTGACCGTTGCCAACCAGAAGCACATCGGCGTTAACTTCACGACTGCTGAATTGACCATGCAGCTTGACGATTTCGCAGAGCGCGTTCTGAAGCCACGTATCTCGCAGCTTGCTTCCAGCATCGACGCTGACGTTGCAAATGCGTATGCAACAATCGGTAACACTGTCGGCACGCCCGGCACTACGCCAGCTACTTCGGCTGTTCTTCTTGCTGCACAGCAGAAGCTCAACGAAAACGCTGCCGTGATGTCGCCACGTTATGCCACTGTCAACCCCGCCGCTAACGCTGGTTTGGTCGAAGGCATGAAGGGTCTTTTCAACCCAACCGACACTGTCAGCAAGCAGTTCAAGAACGGCATGATGGGTACTGGCGTACTTGGTTTCGAAGAAATCAATATGTCGCAGTCCATCAAGCAGTTCACCACTGGTTCGCGTACTGCAACTGGCGGAACGACTTCGGCTGCTGTCACGTCGGAAGGCGCGACTACCATTGCCATCACTGGCGCTGGTGCATCGGCTACCGTTAAGGCTGGCGACGTGTTTACTGTAGCTGATTGTTATGCTGTCAACCCACAGACCCGTGAAAGCACTGGTTCGTTGTTCCAGTTCGTTGCTCTTGCTGACGTCACACTCAGCGGCGCAGGCGCTGGCAACATCACTGTTGCGCCTGTCTATTCGGCAGCACACGCACTTGCCACTGTCAACACACTGCCCGGCAACAGCAAGGCAATCGTGTTTGTTGGTGCGGCTTCTACGCAATACGCGCAGAACCTCGTATACCACAAGGACGCAATCACCTTCGCAACCGCCGACCTTCTGCTCCCACAGGGCGTAGATATGGCTTCGCGTCAGGTGCATAACGGCATCTCGCTTCGCGTTGTTCGTCAGTACGACATCAACAACGACCGTATGCCTTGCCGTATTGACGTTCTGTATGGCTACAGCACGATCCGTCCGCAAATGGCCGTCCGGATGTGGGGCTAATTTAATCACGGCCTCCGGTTCGCCGGAGGCCAAACTTTTTGAAGGATTTATATTATGGCTATTCTACCTAATGGCGCCGGCGGTTATCAAGTCGGTGACGGCAACCTCGGCGAAGTCACGCTGGGCGTTCAGCAGGCTCCCGCTACGGCAGCCGCAGTTGGCACGCTGTCGGTTTCCGACGTGACAAACGGCATCATCCAGTACACTGGTTCGACCAGCCCTTACCTGACGCTTCCCACAGTGGTTTTGTTGGAAGCTGTTGTGTCTAGCGCCAAGGTCAACAGTTCGTTTGACTTCAGCGTTCTGGCAACAGGTTCGGGCACGCCTGAACTTGCTGCTGGCACAGGTTGGACACTCGTCGGTTCGATGTCTGTCGCTACCGGCACTGCAACTTTGTTCCGCGCCCGTAAAACCGGCGACGGTTCATGGTCGCTGTACCGCGTTGCGTAATAGGTTTGCCCCAGCTTAGGCTGGGGCACCTTTTTCAGGAGAAAACTAATGGCTAACACCAAATCTATTGGCGTAGCATTCCTTGACCAAGACATCATCGGCGCGCAGTATATTCTGTCCGATGAACAGATTGGTTACACCGCCGCAGCACAAGGTACGGTCACACAGGGAACTTCGTCGGGCAAAGGAACTGCGGTCACGCTGAACAAACCAGCCGGTCGCATTACTATGGACAACGCGTCTTTAACGACTGCCACCAATGCTACGTTCACGCTGACCAACAGCTTCATTTCTGCAAATGACACTGTTGTTCTTACTATCTCTGGCGGTCAAGCAACCCCCGGATCATACAACGTGTTTGCTAACGCGCTGGCTGCTGGCTCTGTCAGCATCAGCCTACGCAACATTTCTGGCGGTACGCTGTCAGAAGCAGTAGTGATTAACTTTGCAATCATCCACTGCGCTTAACTAATTTGGGCGGCTTTCGGGCCGTCCATTTTTAAAGGTTTTTTATGGCTGTTATCTATCTTATTCACGAAGTCCACGGGGCAAAAGTCGCTATCTCAGAAGAAGAAGCGATTTATGATGAAGATTTCGGCTGGGAACGCTATAATCCCGACGCGCCTGTAAAGGCAGTAGTCAACGAAATGCCGGCAGCCAAAAGCCGCCGCACAACGCAGAAGGTCTAACCAATGGCGAGTGCCATTTACGCGATTGTCAATACAAAGACTTCCGATATGTACGTGGGGTCGGCGGTTGATGTTGCACGCAGATGGCGTCGCCACAATCACGATCTCCGTAAGAACATACACGCTTGCCGGCATCTGCAAAACGCGTACCATAAATATGGTGAAACTGCGTTTGACTGGGAGATTATTGAAGCTGTTGATTGCAAAGAAAATTTAATTCCCCGCGAGCAAGTTTGGTTAAATTTTTTTCGCCCCGCGTACAACAAACGCAGTATAGCTAATTCGTGCCTTGGCCTAAAACGATCTCCAGAAGCGCGTGAAAAAATGCGCCAAGCACATCTTGGACGCAAACAATCCCCTGAAACGATTGCAAAACGCGCAGCAGCTTTGCGAGGTAAGCCGCGTTCGCCCGAAGTCCGCGCAAAAATTAGTGCTTCGCACATCGGCATAAAGCCGTCCGCTGAATCACGGGCAAAAATGTCGGCGTCCGCCAAACAAAGGAATGTAAAATGACCACGGCTACCGCGGGTGATATCATTAATGGTTCTTTGCGCTTGCTTGGCGTTCTGGCAGAGGGTGAAGTCCCCTCGGCAGAAACATCGCAAGATGCCTTGAGGGCGATGCAACAGATGATCGACAGTTGGTCAACAGAACGTCTGTCCGTCTTTTCGACACAAGACCAAGTGTTCACATGGCCGTCAGGTCTGCTTTCACGCACGATGGGGCCAAGCGGTAACTTTGTTGGCAACCGTCCAGTGCTGCTGGATGACAGCACCTATTTCAAAGACCCCGGCACTGGCGTCAGCTACGGCATCAAATTCATCAACCAGCAGCAGTATAACGGTATCGCGGTTAAGACCGTCACATCGACATACCCGCAAGTCATCTTTGTCAACATGACGTTCCCCGACATTGAAATGTACATCTATCCGCGGCCTACGCGCGATCTGGAATGGCATTTCATTTCGGTTGAGGAACTTAGCCAGCCTGCAACGCTAGCAACTACATTGCATTTCCCGCCCGGCTATCTGCGTGCGTTCCGCTATAACTTGGCGTGCGAAATGGCGCCTGAGTTTGGTGAGGAACCATCGGCACAGGTTCGCCGCATTGCTATGTCCTCGAAGCGTAACATCAAGCGCATCAACAACCCTGATGACATCATGTCGATACCGTACAGCCTCATTGCTTCACGTCAGCGGTTTAACATCTACGCTGGGAACTATTAATGAAGACGCCGATCCTTGGGTCGGCGTATGTCGCTAGAAGCGTCAACGCCGCCGACAACCGCATGGTCAACCTGTTTCCTGAGATTGTCCCAGAAGGCGGCAAGGAACCAGCATTCCTTCAGCGCGCGCCGGGGCTGACTGCTCTTGCGACTATTGGCATTGGCCCTATCCGCGGGCTGTGGACGTATGGCATCTACGGCTATGTTGTCTCTGGCCCAACGCTATTTCAGATCGACAGTAGCTGGAACGCGACCGCTAAAGGCACTGTGGGCGGCACTGGCCCTGTCAGCATGGCTGACAATGGCACGCAGCTATTCATTGCTGCTAACCCGCAAGGCTACATCTACAACGCCAGCACTGACGTGTTCCAGCAGATCACCGACCCTGATTTCCCCGGCGCCGGCACGGTTGGTTACATCGACGGCTATTTTACGTTCAACGAACCGAACAGCCAGAAAATCTGGGTTACGCAGCTACTGGACGGAACCAGTGTTGACCCGCTGGAGTTTGCCAGCGCCGAAGGTAACCCAGACAATGTCGTTGCGGTCTTTGTAGACCACCGCGAAGTGTGGGTGTTTGGCACAAACTCGACCGAAGTCTGGTACGACGCAGGGCTGCTCGACTTTCCGCTAACCCGTATCCAAGGCGCGTTTAACGAACTGGGCTGCGCTGCCCCGTACAGCATCGCCAAGATGGATAACCAAGTCTACTGGCTAGGCAAGGACGCGCGCGGCCAAGGCATCGTCTACAAGGCCGCTGGCTACATCGGTCAGCGTGTGTCTACGCACGCTATCGAATGGCAGATGCAAGAGTATGCTGACCTGACAGACGCTGTTGGCTACACGTATCAGCAAGACGGCCACAGCTTCTACGTCCTCAACTTCCCTAGCGCCAACACTACATGGGTGTACGATGTCGCCACCGGCGCATGGCATGAGCGCGCTTCGCTTAATAACGGCGAGTTTAACCGTCACCGCGCTAACAACCAGATGTTCTTTAACGACACCACAGTTGTTGGCGACTACCAGACCGGCAAGATTTATGCGTTTGATCTAGAAGTGTACGCTGACGATGGTGCGGCGCAGAAATGGCTACGGTCATGGCGTGCGCTGCCGACAGGCGCTAACAACCTCACGCGTACCATCCAGCACGCGCTGCAACTTGACTGCGAGACAGGCGTGGGCCTGAACAGCGGCCAAGGTAGCGACCCGCAAGTGATGCTGCGCTGGTCGGATGATGGCGGCCATACATTTTCTAACGAACATTGGAAGTCGATGGGCGCTATCGGCAAATACGGAAAGCGTACCATCTGGCGCCGCCTTGGCGCAACGATGAAGATACGCGACCGCGTCTACGAAGTGTCTGGAACAGACCCTGTACGGATTTACATCATGGGCGCTGAACTAGCCATTAGCGGGACGAGCGCCTAATGGCGCTGGCGCCGATCAACCCTACCCAGTTAACGCCGCCACGCGTCGCCTTTATTGACGAACGGTCGGGGGCGATTAGCCGTGAATGGTATCGGTTCTTCCTGTCGCTGCTGACAGCTACGCAGACCAACCAAGAAGAAGTCACGCTGGGGCCTGACGCTATATCGCTGCTGGCTACCTATGACGCGGTATTCGGTGAGGCCATACAGGGTTTGGAAAGCGCGCCTGACTGCTGCGTGTCTGGTGAAGCCGTCTTGGCAAGCGATATTCAAGGGTTAGCAAGTACACCGCTTGGCGCGACAGTGTCTGCTTTAGCGGCTGTGCAAAGCGAAGTCCAAGCATTAGCCTTGTCGCCGCCGCCGCTAGACGAGTTAGCTATACGAGCGTTAAACCCATCATCAACCGCGCCTGTCACTAAGACCGCTGACTTTACGGTTGCACCCACCGAAACGTGGATCATCAACAACAAGTCTGGATCGACTTGCACCGTTACGCTGCCGTCCGCCGCAACGTACTCTGGTCGGTATCTTACGTTCCAGAACAACCAAGCCCAGACCCTTGTGTCTGCATCCAGCGACGTTGTGCCGCAAGGCGGCGGCGCAGCCGGAACAGCAATTTTAACTGATGTGTCTGGTAACTGGGCTACCCTAGTGTCAAACGGCACAAATTGGGTTATAATGCAAGCCGCTTCGTTTAACACTTTGCTATATTAAGGAACCAGATATGGCCGTATCTATTAGTAACATCATCCCCGCTAAGACAGCGGAAGCATCCCAGACAACGCAGTACACGTCAACCGGCGTGCAGACGATCATCGACAAGTTTACCGCGACTAACTACAGCGCGACCGCTGCAACGATCAGCGTCAACTTGATTTCGGCTGCTGGCTCCGCCGGCAACGACAACTTGATTGTCAAGACCAAAACGCTTCAGGCCAGCGAGACATACACGTTTCCTGAACTGGTCGGTCATGTGCTGCCTAACAATGGCTTCATCAGCACAATCGCTGGCACGGCATCTGCCATCAACATTCGTGCGTCAGGTCGGCTAGTCAGCTAATGCTTGAACGGTGCTTTGATGTGGATCGAATAAACGAGGTGGCTAACCACCCCGACGTTCGTCCATTTATAGGCCCAATAAGTTTAGGTGAGTTAGACTTTGCCGACGCGGTTCAGTTTGACAAGAACTGGTTTTTACTTGGCGAACATGGTGGATACGTGTTAGCATGGTCTTCACCTAATGTTTACGAAGTACACGTAATGATATTGCCAGAAGGCCGCGGTAAATGGGCGGCCAAGGCGCGTCAGTTTACGATTGATTACGCCGTAGAAAACGGTGCTGAAACACTATGGGCGCGCATCGCCCCTAACGCGCCTAGCGTATATATGTACGCGCGCAAGGGGGGTATGCAACCCACAGGCGAAATGATATATACCCTTGGGTCGGCATACGACCTTTATAAAATGGAGTTACCAAAATGCCACCAGCAATAATTGCCGCCGGTATTACCGCAGCAGCCGCGGTCGGCGGCGGAATGATTGCTTCTAGCGGAGCTAAGAAAGCAGCTAAGACGCAAGCGCAGGCTGCCCAAGACGCTAACGCTGCCCAAGAGCGTATGTTTGCAGAACAAAAGGCTTTACAAGAGCCGTTTCGTCAGGGCGGGCTTACCGCGCAAAACGAGATTATGCAGTTGCTGGGTATTGGCGGCGACAAGGCCGCTGCGGGCTACGGCAGCATGGGTAAAGCCTTTGGCACGTCAGACTTTCAGCAAGACCCCGGCTATGCTTTCCGTCAAGCAGAAGGCATGAAGGCGTTAGAGCGGTCAGCCGCAGCGCGCGGCAATCTGCTGTCTGGCTCTACCTTGAAGGGTGTGCAGCGTTTCGGTCAGGACTTAGCCAGCCAAGAATATCAAAACGCATTTAATCGCTATCAAGTTGAGCGGTCTGCCAAGCTGAACCCGCTGCAATCACTGATGGGTTCGGGGCAGTCCGCCGCAAACGTGCTTACCGGCGCGGCAGGGCAGATGGGCCAGAATGAAGCGTCAAACTTGTACAACGCAGGACAAGCCCGCGCATCTGGTTACGTTGGTTCAGCTAATGCGCTGTCAAACGCTTTAGGCCAAATAGGTGGGTATGCGTCCGCCGCGCCCATGAACAACGCCATAATGAATTACTACAACCGCCAACCAGCGGCTAGCAGCAACAGTATGCCGGGCGGCGCCGGGCAAGGCCCGCTTAAACCACCTTTTAACATTCTTGATTTTGGAAGACCATAAGCCATGCCAAACCAAATGATAGCCCTTCAGGCGCGTAACCCACAGCTTCCTGATCCTTCGCGTCAAACCGCGCAGTTTGCAAACATGATGAACATGGCCCGCCAACAAGAAGCGGCGCAACGTCAATCCGCGTTGGCGCAGCAACAGATGGCTTATAACACAACTCAAGAAGCGCGCGCGGGCGAAACGCAAGCCTCAAATATGCGTAAAGCTGATTTGGATTATCAAATCACAAATATGAAACGTCTTCGCAATCTCGGCGTGGTTGTCATGCAGACTGAAGACCCAACTTCGCGCGAAGCTGCGTATCAAAGTTTAGTGGGTATGATAGGCGACGCAGACGAGCAGTTCGGCGCTACACTGCGCCAAGTCGCGCCTACATTTAACGCTCAGGTACTACAGGCTTTAATCATGGAAGCCGACAAGTTTACAGATAAAACTGTTCCTAATGCCTCAGCCAGCGTTGAACTTGCTGATACAGGCGGCGTTGATTCCCAAGGGCGGCCTATTCCAAAAGGCACGGGTATACAGGTCACTACAGGTCTTAAACCTAGCACAAGAGTAATACCTACGGCTGACGCGGCTACGCCAGCGCCTTCAACGCCAACAGCACCGCAGCCCGCGCAGGCAGGTCCAGTGCCAGTAGGTGGGTTTGGCGAAACTAGAGTTGCGCCTGACGGTGGGCCCCTTAACGAATTTCAACAAGACCATATCCGCCGAATGAAAGAAGGTTTGGGTATGACAGACACCCCTGCATCCTTTACGGGCAATGGTATGGGCGCGCCAGCCGCGGCGCAGATGACGCCTGAAGTAATGTCAAACATTGTTAAATCTGCATTTGACACTGGCGTCATGGCGCAAGTAGATTTTGATCAGCTTTTAGCAACGCAATCGCCGCAGAATAAGCAGGCGCTTGTAGACTCCTTCCGTCGCGCCAACATTACGCTCCAAGCGGATGCACCATCGCTGGCTGATAGCGGAATGGGCCAGCAGCAGATGGCGGCTAACCCAGTGCAAACACCGCAGGCAGGATTTGCCGTTATGCGCGGCCCAACACCGCAATCGCGGACCGCTAATCTAGACGGCGATATGTCAATGATGCGGAACACGGAGGTGCAATACCAGCCACTTCAGCGCCGCGACCCCAACGTATCGACGGCGCCAGCAGAGACACCTGAACAGGCCGGGCGTAGGGCGCTCCTTGGCCGTGAGACACCGGGCGAAGTATACGCTAAAGAAAAAGCGCGGGCTAAAGCGCAGCGCGAAGCGTTGCTTGAAGCTGGCCCTAAACCTTTGACCGTGCCGCAAGAAGCAAAGCTGCGTGCAAACATAACCAAAGACTACAAGTCCGCGCGCTCAACAATCGACATGATGTTAAACCCTGTCTCTGGTGTTGTAGCCGCGGTTAATAACGTCCGTAAACTAAGCCCCGATCAAAAAGAAGCTGTTACAGGTTATAGCGGATATTTACCGACGATGTACGCATCGACTAAATCAGCGGACACGGCGATTAAAAACTTAAAGGGTAAAGTCACTGAGATGGGTAAATCCGTCGCGTCGCTCGCCGGCGCTATTGGTCAGATGGCTGTTCAAGAATGGCGTATTGTAAGCGACATGATTGCGTCACTTGACCTTGAAGGTATGGGGGCTGCTGATCTAGACAACCAGCTAGACATCATCGAAGCACAAGCCCGCAGGGCTGTTGAAGTTACCCGCGACGCATACGAAAATCAATATGTCGAAGAGTTTGCCCGCTACCCCGGACGCTTTCAGTTGCCGGACGCGTCGGCTGCTGCCGCGCCTGATGCCGCGCGCAGGACGCCAACCAAGGGCGCGGTAGATCGCAACAACCCGCTCCTAAAAAGTTTGTTAGGGGCGAAAAGATAATGCCTAGCCCAGTAGATATTCTAAACGACCCAAACTACGTCAAGGCCAATACTGCCACAAAGGAGGCCATGTTTAATGCTGGTGTTGCTACGCTGCCTGAATACCGCAGCGCAAACCCTGCTACGCAGGCTGACATCCGGCGCCAATTTGGTCTAGAAACGCCTAAAGAACGCTACATTAGACAGCAGTTGACGATACAAAAAGAACAAAAAACTGCGCTGCGCGACACCGGCGGTAAAATTTCATCTTTTGTATCTGGCGCTGAACGGGGACTAAAGTCGGTTGCGGATAAGCTGTCTTACCTTAACCCGCTAGAATATATCCCTGACCCTTTTACATCAAAAGCAGATAGGGCGCGCATCGAAAAACAACGGGCGAATTACGCCGCAGAGCGGCAGCAGGCTAACCCCACCACCTTTGCTGGCGGTAAGATCGGCGGCGAAATTGCTGGTACGTTACCTTTTACGATGGGCGGCGGCGCTGCTGTGCAGCTTGGCGGTAGGGCGCTGACCAAGGTTCTTCCTCGCGCAGGCGCAGTCGTAGAAAAAGTGGGGCGGTCTATAGTGCGGGGCGGTACAGGCGTAGCCGCGCCTACGAGGGCTGCTGAAACTTCAGGCAAGATTATTGCTCAAACGCGGCGGGCCAGAAATGCTTACCGCGCTGCGGGCGGCGCTGGCTCAAGCACCATAGCCGCAGGGCTGACCGATCAAGACATGGTAGACGCAGCGTTGGCTGGCGCTGCTGTACCTGTAGTCGGACACATCCTCAAGTTTGGCGCGGGCAAAACTTATGATCTTATCATGAGTCGCGCCGGCCCAGTGGAAGCTGCCAGAATCCTGCGCGAAGTAATAAGCGACAATGCAAGCCAAATTGAAAAGGCGCTGCGAAATGCGCCAAAGAAACTTAGAGCCAACACGGCTGAGTTTCTGGCGTCGCGCGGTCTGCTCACACCTGACTTGGCTGCGGCTACCCGCATCGCCAGCGCCAGCAAGCAAAACGCCCCGCTTCTTGCTATGGCACAGCGGCGTGCAACTGGGCAGAACCGTATGCGTCAAGTCATCAGCGGCGGCGAAACCCAAACAGAAGCTGTAGGCAACATTGCCGCGACTAAGAAAGCGTTGCAAGATGTAACAGGTCCGCAGCGCGAAGGCGCGCTTACAGCATCTGACGTTGGTAGAACACAAGTCATTCCGCTTGAAAGGGAAGCCGCGCGCCTACGTCAGTTGGCGTCGGAAGAAGCTGAGAACGCGCGCCGCCTGCTCACGGCAAACGACAGAAGCGCAACTCTTATCCGTGAAAGCGGCTTGCGTTTGCCTGCGGATATTAAACGGCAGCGTGAGATTGTTGCGGGCTTGGAACGCTTCGGCGGTGAAGCTGCGGATAGGTCGGTTACGGCAGGGGCAGATGCCCGCGCGGCAGAAGCGGCGGCAGCTAACTTGCGCGCGCAAGGGCTAAACCCATTAGATATTTCAGGATTAGTATCTACGCTGCGCCAAAAAGCGTCGGATGCTGAATTTGTAAGTCCTGATCGGTTTAAGATACTGTCGGAGTTTGCAAACAATCTGGAACGCCGCGCCGCTAAAATGGGCGGCGTCATTGACGCTACAGGGCTTTACTTGGCCCGCCGTGAAATGGGTAGCTTTGTAAGCAGCATTTTGAATACGTCTGATCCCAAGGCATTGCGCCAAGGCACAGCGCAGCTTATTGGTGAAGCGCAACCGCTAATTGACGATGCCATTAAAGCCGCCGGCGGTAAAGGCTGGCGTGAATACCTAAATACTTTTGCTGAAGGTATGAAAGGTATCGAGCGCCAACAGTTCCAGCGCGAACTTTCCAAACTACCTGAAGCACGGTTTGCCAAAGTAATGAAGGGCGAAGACCCTGACTTTGTTGAAGCTAATTTTGGCCCCGGTCGGTACGACATTAACGCAGAAATGCAAGGCGCGGATTTAGCTACAGCTAACAAGCTGGGCCGCGACATTGAAGCGCAACGCGCCGTGGCGCAAACCGGCCTTGAAGACTTATCCCAGTCGCAAAAGTTGAACTTTGCACAGGGCGTCGGCGCTAAGGTTGGCGCTATGATAGAGCCGTCTGTACCAAATGCGTTTACCGCAGGCGCGCGCTTAGTAGGTAGCCTACCTAAAGTTGGCGGCGGCGGTGTGGCCGCGCAGCAGTTTGGTGTGAGAGCGGCAGAGAAAGCGTCTGAAAGAACAATGGGTGCGTTAGCCCCCGCGTTGGCGTCGCCGCGTGAAGCGGGTGCTTTGCTGCGCGTGAAGCCGGCTGAAGATTACATAAACAAAATGCTGTATGGATCACAGGGAGCGCCTGCCAGACAGCAAATCGTGTCTCAAATAGCAACGCAAAACGTGACACCGCCGACAACAGGGCAGCAGTATGGCTTTCCTGATTTTGACCCCGAATCTGGCGAACCGCTGGTAGATATTGATTTTTCGGAAGGTTATCCCGTACCAATATACGGCAGGCTACCTAAAGATATGCAGTTTAAATCTCTTAACTCCATGAGGCGCTAACCGTGACAACTATTGACCAGACCCAAGCACAACTCAACACGCACGAACAGGTCTGCTCGTTCAGGTACGACAGTATTTGCGCGCGGCTGAAGCGTCTGGAGAGCGTCGGCATGGGCGCCGCCGGTACAATCATCGTATTGCTGATCGGTATACTAATAAGTCTGTTGCAAAAAGGCGCTGCATGAGCATCGTCCTTGGCGCGCGGTCATTGACCCGGCTTGAGGGCGTACACCCTGATCTGGTGCGCGTAGTCAAGAAGGCGGCTGCGATGTCTGATCTCGACTTCACGGTGCTAGAGGGCTTGCGTACTGTCGAACGGCAGAAGCAGTTGGTTGCCCAAGGCGCGTCGAAGACAATGAACTCACGTCACATTACAGGACACGCTGTCGATTTAGCGCCGCTGATCGACGGTAAAATATCTTGGGACTGGCCGCTCTACCATCGGTTAGCCAAGATTGTGAAGGCCGCTGCGGCGGCTGAAAAAGTGCCGCTCCAGTGGGGCGGCGATTGGCGGACGTTCAAGGATGGCCCGCATTGGGAACTACCTTGGAAGTCCTACCCGAAAGGAAAGTAATATGCTTAAAGGTTATCGCACTTATGTTCTGGCTGCGCTGGGCGTTCTCACCGCCGCCGCCGGCTATCTGGTTGGCGACACTGACTTGCTGACGGCGGCTAACGCTGCCTTTACCGCAGGCGCTCTAGCGTTCCTACGCGCGAGTGTCCCTCGCCCGTAACCAACGCTCACCGTACCAAATAGCTTTACGCATCTCTTGAGCCGCTTCATCCTTATGGCCGAGGCGGCTCAAGTATTTCAGCATATTGCCAAGACAGTAACCCGCAAACTCTTCTGGCGTCAGCTTGGCTTCAATGTAGTCGATGGCTTCAATCCCGCCGCGCTTGTAATGGTCAGGGTTGACGGCGTCCTTAAACGCCATTGCCTCTGCCCACGATCCGGCATCGCTTTTATCGTCAATCATTTCTTTAGCCCTATCATAATCTCGACACGCTCCCGCGCCGTCCGCACCGCAGAGTACCGCTGATGCAGCCGCCGGGCAATGGCTGGACGCTTGTGCGTCTTCAGTTCAGCGTCCAGCGCCTGCTTCAGTTGGTCTTCCGTAAGGTCAGACAGCACGGCAATCATTGATCGCCAGTTTAGCTTACTCATTTTTCATTCCCAAAGATTTCAAGTGTGGTTGCAGGATCGTTGACAAACGACAGTTCTACTTTGTCGCCTACAATAAAAAAATGTGCGCCTTTGATGATGACCGCCGGCGGGCGGGCCGCAGGGTCTGCATGATAATACGCGACCAGTCGCGCGCCTTCGTCGGTAACAGACCGGCAAAGATACTGGAAAAACTCAGTTTGCATCTTTCAATTCCTCTAAGGCTATGTCGGACACCGCACGCTTGTCGTGCAGCGCCGCCCATATGCGTTCGTCAATACTCTTTTCGGTTAACATCACATAGACCCAGACATCTTTTGTCTGGCCGCTGCGGTGCAGGCGTCCGACAGTCTGCTCGTACAACTCCAGCGACCACGGCAGCGACAGGAACACCATGTGGCATCCGCCATGCTGTAGGTTCAGGCCATGCCCTGCCGACTTAGGGTGGGCCAGCAGCAACTCGACCTGACCCGCGTTCCAGTGTTCGATGATGTTAGGGTCATCCATCGTCTTTGCGTGCGGGAAGCGGCGCTTCAGTTCCGCCAACTCTTCCTGATAGGTGTAGGCAACGATGGTGTTCGCCCGCTGGTTCTCCGCCAGCAACTCTTCTAGCCTGTCAAACTTGTGGCTGCTGAACCAGATGGACGGCGTGCCTGCGTCGCGGTTGTAGACAAAGCCTGACGCCATCTGTTGCAGCTTGGTCGTTACCGCGGCTGCGTTCTGCGCTACGATCTGGTCTTCGCCAAAGCGCACGACATAGTCCCGCTTCATTCTTTCGTATGGCGCGCGGTCATCCAGCGGCACGCGTACCTCTGTCACATGGCACGGCGGCAGCTTGTCCTTGTACTCGCCCGGCTCAAGCACGAACGTCGCAGGGCGGATGCGGGCCATCACCTGTTCAAGCGCGCCGGCGGCTGGAACCCATTGGCCAAAGTCGCGGTTGGTGCAGATGAAATACTGTTGCAGGAACGCACCCTTGGCACGGCCCAACAACTCTTGATTGACTATCTTGCATTGACCGAAGACATCCTCAAGCCCGTTCGACGTGAACGATCCTGTCAGCCCCCAGCGTATCTTCATTGTAGACATGATTTTCTCCAGCGCCTTATAGCGTTTGCCGCTGGGGTTCTTCAGCCGCGTCAGTTCGTCAAACACAACTCCGTCAAAACTTGATAAGTCCTCTAGCTTATCTAGGTTGTCGTAATTAATGACCACCACACTAGCATCGCTTTCCAATGCTGCGATGCGTTGCGACGGCGCACCGACAGCAAGCGCGGGGGTGATGCTAGACCACTTGGGCGCTTCCACCGGCCAGACATCAGTGCAGACACGCTTGGGCGCTACCACCAGCCAGCGGTTGACGATGCCGTCGTGCAGCATCTCATCCATCGCCGTCAATGTAATGGCGGTCTTGCCGGCGCCCACAGGCGCAAGGATCATAGCACGGTCACGTTCGTACAGGAACGTCGCCGCTTGCTCCTGATACGGCCTTAGCTGAAGCGTTTGAGCCATGCGTCTATGTCCTCTATCGACCACAAGCACGCGTAGTGCTGCTTGGTGTGCGCCATCTCGTCTGAAAATATACGCTGCAACGCAGACAGCCTACCGTTAGGCTGCTTGATCTCTACGAACCAAGCCTCGCCGTTGGGCATACAAGCTATGCGGTCGGCAACGCCTATCTGCGTAACGCTGCGGAATTTATAGGCAAAACCGCCAAGCGCCCGCACACGTTTACAGAAGTACCGCTCTATTTCTTTCTCAGTCATGCCAAAAGGCTACTACAAAATTTTTTGCATTTCAAGGGTTGCATCAAATTTTGTTGTGTGTATGATGGCCGTTCAAACAATAAAGTAAAGGACAGTGAAATGGAAAAAGTGCGTGATAGGTTTGAAGCCAGCTTAGGCGATACAGTCATGAGATGGATGAAACCGCGGATGGATTGGGAGGTTGCTGATGCGCTGGCCGCTCCCGTATATAAATACATTGAAGAAACTATAAACACCCAAAAAGGGAGGGCTGTCTGCGGCGATATTATCGAAGGCGAGTTTGCGGTGTCTGTGTGTCCCTATGACACCAATACATTAGACCCTTTGTTTGAGACAGCGCCGCTCCTTTTAAGCGACCTTATATTGAAATACGTAGAGATATTTGAAACCGCAGACGAGGCTTTTGCCGCGATAGCAGTGTCCATTGAAAACGCGCGCAAGAAAGTGGAGATGCTCGATGACTTCGATGCCTAAACATAGTAAGATAGTCGGCGGTTCAACCGCCAAGCGCGTCATAGCCTGCCCCGGCAGCGTGGCGCTGGTGGACACCATGCCGCCAAAGCCCAGCAGCAGCTACGCCGACGAAGGAACGCTCCTGCATGACACTATCGCGGACGTGCTGGACAAGCATTTGCCGCCAGACAAATTCTTGGGTCGCACCCATGAGAGTATAACGCTCACGGAAGAATTGATCGACGCCAAGCTGCGCCCCGCGCTTAACGCGCTGGACGAGATCGATCCCGAAGGAAGGATGGAATATGCGGTTGAAAGCAGGGTTGGCTTTGGTGATTTTCTGCCTGATGTTTTTGGTTCTACCGATCTTCTTGGTCGCCTTGGTGATCGAGCGGTTGTTCTGGATTGGAAGTTTGGTGATGGCGTGGCCGTCGAAGTCGAGGAAAACAGCCAGCTACTCTTCTACGCTGCGGCAGCTAGGCGAACGGCGGAAACGGCGTGGGCTTTCGACGGAGCCAAAGAAGTAGAGCTAATCATTGTACAACCACCGTTTGTTAAGCGGTGGGTGACAACGCTAGACCGCGTCGATGCGTTTGAGAAAGAACTTGCCGCTGCCGTTAAGATTGCCATGAAGCCAGACGCGCCGTTGGCGTCAGGCGACCATTGCAAGTGGTGCGCGGCCAAGCCTGTCTGCCCTGTCATGACCGGCGCTGTAGACCGCGCGCTGAAGGTTAAGGTCGATGCGCTGCCAATGGATCAGATAGCGCACTATCTGGATCAGGCGCCGCTAATCGAGGCGTTCATTAAGGATTTGCAGCAGTTGGCGCATGGGCTTCTGGAAAGCGGGACGAAAGTCCCCGGCTGGAAGCTGGTCAACAAACGCGCCACAAGACAGTGGACAAATGAAGATAAGGCTGAGGCGTGGATGGAAGCGCGGGGTATTTATCCACTGAAAGAGCCAGAATTAAAGTCGCCAGCGCAGGCGGAAAAAGATATAAAGAAAATGAAAGAGAAATTGCCGGAAGACTTAATTGTCGCCGTCTCCACAGGCTCTACCATTGCGCCGGAAAATGATCCCCGGCCAGCGGTTTTGCAAATCGGACAGACGCTTACCAAAGCTATGTCTAAAATCCAGTAAACAGAAAGGTACAATACAATGTCGAATATCACTACTTTTGGTGGCGCTAACTTGCCGTCCGTACAGTCACTCTCCGGCGCGTTGCGCTCCATTCAGTCTGAAGTCGCCCCCGGTGGCACAGTCATTCTGAAGATGGACAAGACAGGCCATTGGGTTTTCGGTGCAGACCAAACCGAAGTCGAAGACGGCAGCCTGTGGGCAGCCAATCCGTTCTCATTTGTGCATGGCTACATCGCATGGGGTAAAGGCGAAGTGCTGGCTGAAAAGCTGGTGCCGGTGTCAGAGCCGCTGCCGCAGCTTGACCCTGCGCCATCAGGCGCGGAACGCGGCTGGGAAATGCAAGTCGGCATGATGCTGGTTTGCACGAACGGTGAAGACAAGGATATGCAGGCACGCTTCACGGCTACATCAGTCGGCGGCAAGCGTGCAGTGCAGGCGTTGGCTGTTGCCATCGCCGATCAGGTCGAGAAAGACCAGAACAAGCCAGTGCCGTTGATCGAACTGAAGTCTGAGCATTACCAGCATAAGACTTATGGTCGTATCTATACGCCTATCTTTGACATCGCCGATTGGGTGTCGATGGATACAGCTTCGGTTGAAGAGACAGAGGACGCGGAGTTGGAAGTCGCCGCTGAACCTGAAGCCGCTGATGGTGCGCGTCGTCGTCGTCGCGTAGTATAACAGGGTGCGAAAGCCGGGGCGTGTTGGGCGTCTCGGCAAGTAGCGGAAGAGTGAGAACTTCTATGAACATATTAGATTTATTTTCCGGTATCGGCGGCTTTAGCCTTGGGCTGGAGCGCGCTGGGATGCGGACTGTCGCTTTCTGCGAGATAGACCCCCATGCGCGCAAAGTGTTAAACAAGCATTGGCCAGACGTGCCGGTGTTTACCGACGTATCTACATTATCTAAAGGGGATTTAAGTGAGCAAATCGACGTTCTCGCTGGCGGATTTCCTTGTCAGGACATCAGCACAGCCGGGCTTGGTGCAGGCTTATCGGGAAGCCGTAGCGGCCTCTGGTTCCAATACCACCGCCTTATCAAAGAAATCCAGCCGCGCTACGCCATCATCGAAAACGTCAGCGCCCTTCGCAGTCGAGGATTGGATAAAGTCCTCTGGTCGCTCTCTGAGATCGGGTATGATGCGGAATGGCACTGTATACCCGCAGCCGCCATTGGCGCCCCTCACCAACGCGACCGCGTCTGGATCGTGGCCTACCCCCACAGCGCACATAGCGAAGGAAGGCGGCTATCCAGCGGAACATACACGCAATACGCCAACACTATCAGCGCAGGCTGGTGGGAAACTGAACCCGCGGTGGGTCGAGTGGCTAATGGGCTTCCCGGACAATCACACCGACTTAAGCAGCTAGGTAACGCGGTCGTACCGCAGATACCTGAGTTGATTGGCCGCGCTATCATGGAGTACGAACGTGCCAAAACTTTGGATTGACTTTGAGACGCGCAGCCGTTGCGACCTTCGCAGCCGCGGCGTGTATAATTACGCGCAGGACGCCAGCACCGACGTGCTGTGTATGTCATACGCATTTGACGACGAAGACGTGCGGACGTGGCTCCCCGGTGAGCCTTTCCCGCAAGCCGTCAAAGACCATAAGGGGCTGGTGTACGCGCACAACGCAGCGTTCGAGCGCCTGATATTCTGGTATGTCCTTCAAATCGACTTCAAGCTGGAGCAGTTCTACTGCACCGCAGCGCAGGCCCGCGCCAACTGTGCGCCGAGCAGCCTTGAGG